AGAGTACTTGGGCTTATATCGGCGATGACGGAATCACATGTAATAATTGTGGACTACGACAGCCCCCAGATCAGTTTCAGCATATGCCATCTGGAGAAATTAAAAGGAAATGCAACACTTGCAGGCGTAATCAATCCGCACTTGTGAAACGACTGAAAGAAGAAAATCCGTATCCTGATGATGATTACGAATGCCCTATTTGCAAAAGGGACATCGACGAAATCAGTAAACATGGACAAATGCGTATGCAAACGTGGGTACTGGATCACTGTCATGACTCAGAGACATTTAGAGGGTGGCTCTGTTTCAATTGCAATAGTGGCTTAGGACAATTTAAAGATGAACTGCGTCGCATCAAGAACGCAGTAGAATACTTAGAGGAGCATCAAAATGAGGCTGGTTCTTGACGTAGAGAACACTGTAACAAAGCGAGACGGTAAATTACACCTAGACCCTTTTGAGGCACAAAATACATTAGTAATGGTTGGTCTTTATCCAGAAGATGGTGAACCTATGCACTTCACGTTTGATCACAATGAGTATGATTGCGATTACAAATATCGCAAACGTGACTGCGATCAAATACAAGAGATTTTAGACAAGACAACTTTGTTGATAGCGCACAATGCTCCGCACGATTTGATGTGGATATGGGAAACGGGATTCAAATATGATGGTGCTGTCTGGGACACTATGCTTGCTGAATACGTACTCCAACGCGGTATCAAGCAGCCCTTATCCTTGGAAGCAGTTGCAGAAAGGCGAGACTTACCATTTAAGAAACAAGACACTTTAAAAAACTATATGAAGCAGGGTATGGCTATCAACGCCATCCCTTACGAAGAGTTAAAAGAGTATCTTTACGCTGATCTACAAACAACGATGAGTCTCTACAACGATCAATATGCAGACATGCGAGATCAGGCGAATAGAGATCTAGTGCCTGTTGTCGATCTGACAATGGAGACTTGTGTGTTACTAGCCCGCATATACCGAACTGGATTTACTGTAGACAACGATGCACTTGAACATGTACGCAAACAGTTTGAAGCAGAAAAATTATCACTTATACGTGATTTAAATGCACAAGTATTATCACTTATGGGTGATATTCCTATTAACTTAAACTCTCCTGAACAACTATCGTGGGTCATTTACTCACGCAAGCCGAAGGATAAAACACAGTGGGCTAATGATGCTGATCCGTATATGAACCCTAATGACTTCAAGCGGTTTGTAAAAGACTCAAGCAATCCAGTCAGGCGCACAAAAGCACGTAAGTGCCCAGAATGTAACGGCAACGGCACTTATTTCAAGAAGAAGAAAGATGGAGCAGATTTCAAGAAGCCAACCAAATGCGCTACATGTAACGCGAGAGGGTACGTTCTTGATGAATTACCAAAGCTTGCAGGACTAAAATTTAATCCGCCTGGACCGAAATGGCATAGTGCCAACGGTTTCAGTACAAGTAAAAGTAATTTGGAGTATTTAGAACGTGTCGCGCAGTCGAAAGGGATGGATGAGGCGGTTAGTTTCCTCTCCAAGATTCGTAGACTCAGTGCTGTTGATACTTACCTTAGTAGTTTCGTGGATGGTATCAGGACTTTCACTAAGCCAGATGGCAAGCTTCATGTTCGCCTTACTCAGCACATGACTTCCACTGGACGCTTCTCAGGGCGCGATCCCAATATGCAGAATATGCCTCGTGGTGGTACATTCCCCGTGAAGAAAGTGTTCGTATCTCGTTGGGAAGGCGGCAAGATCATGGAAGCTGATTTTGCTCAACTAGAGTTTCGTGTGGCTGCTTTTCTGTCACAAGACGAAACAGCAATTAAAGAAGTCAAGGAGGGTTTTGATGTCCATTCGTACACCGCAAAAGTCATTTCGGAAGCGGGTCAGGCAACTTCAAGGCAGGAGGCAAAGGCACATACATTCGCTCCGCTTTACGGAGCAACGGGCTTTGGAAGAACACCTGCAGAAGCAAGATACTACGAACACTTCACAGAAAAATACAAAGGAATCGCCAGATGGCATAAACAATTAGCCAAAGAAGTGCTTATTCACAACATGATTACGACACCAAGTGGTCGTCAATTTAAGTTTGAGAACGTCAGGCGCAGACGCAATGGTACGATTACTAATTTCACTGCAGTTAAAAACTACCCCGTACAATCGTTTGCTACTGCTGACATTGTGCCTGCGGTCTTGCTAGAGATAAATTCTGCAATATCAGAGTTGAACTCCTGTATTGTAAATTCTGTGCACGATTCAATCGTTATTGACATTCATCCAGACGAGGAGAAACAAGTACTGGATGTCATTAAGAGTATTAATAGTAACTTACACGGTATCATTGAAGATAGATTTGGTATTGACTTCAACGTACCTCTTGCACTAGAGGCTAAGATGGGTGTAAACTGGCTAGCTCAAGAAGATGTCTAAGGAGACAACTAACATGACTACACAAATCGCAACACTTGATTCAAGTAACTTTGCTGAAATGGCAAAAGCGATGGGCATGAGTGCTGACATGGAAAAAGCACCTGCTAAATCTTCAACTCTCCCACGTTTACGTATCTGGAATCAGCCAGTTATGGGACAAGTGGAAGTAAAAGGTAAAGTAAAAAATATGGAAGTAGTTCCAGCGGGCATGTACCGTTTGCAACTACAAGACGACAATTTTGTTTACGCAGAAAATGTAGACATCCGTGTCTTTGTACAGCGTTTTATGTACAAGCGGTATGACGCAGAAAACAAATTGTATGTAAAAACATTGATGGCTGAAGATCTAAATGGAGATCTCAAAGACAATGTAGGCGGACTAAACTGCGGAAAGCCCGCAGGATATATTAAAGATTTTCAAGCACTTCCAGACGATTTGAAGAATTTAATTAAACAAATTAAGCGTGTCCGTGTACTACTTGGCGAAGTCAAACTGACTGGTGCAGTCGATTCTGAAGGCAATGAGATTGAAGATTCAGTCTATCCGTTTATCTGGGAGATTGATAATAAGGACGCTTTTAAGACTATGGGTTCCCCATTTTCTACGATGGCCAAAGAAAAGAGGCTGCCGGTTCAGCATTTCATCACGTGTGGTTCTGAAGAGCGTAAGTTGCCAACAGGTGCTTCTTTCTTTTTGCCCACGGCAGATCTTGATCTCACTAACGCTGTTGATATTACTGATGAAGATCAGAAGAAGTTTTCTGATTTCATTGAGTGGATAAACAACTACAATGAGTACATTGTTAAGACTTGGAACGAGAAACGAGAAATCAAGATGTCTGCTGAAGAGGAAGATCTTGTCGAAGATTTTATCGACATTGATGATGACTCAGTCGTTGTGGAGTCTTAATGAATATCACACATCCAAACGAAATCAAGGTGCATCGTTATCTTGAGGATGTTCGCAAATCTAAACGTGGCATTTCTGATGCCACGATTGCTCGTATTCTCAAAGATATTAACGAAGCGTTAAACAAACAGTTCAACAATAATGAACGCAAATTCAGTTTACGCATGTCAAATGTAGGTAGGCCAACATGCCAACTGTGGTTTGACAAGAATCAACCTGAAGATGGTGTCGAACCCTCAATGAATTTCATGATGAATATGATGATTGGGGACATTGTTGAAGCTGTATTCAAAGGCATCTTGACAGAAGCCGGTATTGATTTCAGTGATGGGTTCAAGTCTACTTTAAAAGTAGGGAAGCATAAGATTGATGGCACACACGATTTAATTATGGATAGGCGTGTTGATGACATTAAATCCGCATCTCCTTGGTCATACAAGAACAAGTTCAAAGATTACGAGACACTCAAGTCCCATGATGCATTTGGTTATGTAGGACAACTTGCAGGCTATGCGAAAGCACTTGGTGTTGAGCCTGGTGGTTGGTGGGTAATCAATAAAGCAAATGGGGAGTTTAAATACGTATCCGCATGGGACATGATGGTTCAAGATGAACTTGATAAGATAGAAGCTACTGCAGATACATTAGAACAAAATAAGTTTGAAAGGTGTTTTGAACCAGTTGAAGAAACTTTCAGAAAGAAACCAACAGGTAATAAGATTCTTGGCGAAGAATGTAGTTGGTGTAAATACAGGTACAAGTGTTGGCCCTCATTGCAAGAGCTACCCTCGCTTGCATCACAGGCAAAAGATCCGCCTACGATTGCATATATAGAGATAGCAGATGAGTATAAGAAAGATTCCAAAGATAAGGGCTGATGCGCTACGAAGAGGATACCGATCCGGTCTTGAAGGAAAAATTAGCGATTTCCTAACAGAAAATAATTGTAATGCAAAATATGAATGCATGAAGATTGAATGGGAGGATTTAACTTATAGAACATACACTCCCGACTTTCTTCTTCCTAATGGTATTATAATTGAGACTAAAGGCAGATTTACGCCAGAAGATAGGCGTAAACATTTAGAAATACAAAAGCAACACCCGTATTTAGATATCAGGTTTGTATTTAGCAACAGTAATTCTAAATTACGCAAAGGTTCTAAAACATCTTATGCAGATTGGTGCAGGAAACATGGATTTTTATATGCCGACAAAGAAATACCCCTTGGGTGGATTAAGCAACGAAAACGAAAGCCGCCACCAGAATTTGTTAAGTTTCCACTTAAAAAGATAGTGAGATAATCATGACAGACGAAGAACTAAAAACATCTTCTTTTGCAGTTGTACTAACGCCAGAGTTTGAGAATGGTCATTGGACTGGCGCAGTTACCGCACATATGGAAGAAGATATTTTAGATGATCTTGGTGAAGACGACATAGCAAAAATTCGGTCAGCTTGTGGTATGATGGCATCTACAGTAATGCTGATGGAAGTTGATGAAGATTTTCGGGAATATGTGCGAACATTTTTTATTGATAATTTCCAAACATGGATTGATGATTTTGTTGAAGAATCAAAATCGCCTAAGTTCACACGAAGTGAAGATGGCAAAGTCATTACACTACATATGAATACAAAAACACATGGGAATGCGTGATGGGACTAGAAAAGATTCGTGATGCCTTGACCCCAGAAGTCAATGCTATAATAGAAGACATGGTAGATACTGATGCTTTTGATGACATTGAAAAACCAGAGCACTACAATACTGGTGAAATTGAAACCTTTGATTACATTGTGGATGTGATGGGGCCATACCACGCAATTTATTATTGTTGGGGCAACGTGCTAAAATATTTAGGTACTCGCACATGGAATAAGGGCGATCCATTAGCCAATGTTAGAAAGGCTATCTGGTATCTCAAGAAGATGCGCGAGTTAATGGAACAGACGGAAGGCACAAACTGGTGAAATACTTAGGCATTGATATTGATTTAAGTAGAGATGACAGCCTTACAGAGCAAGCAATAGTCTTACTTAAAGATTACTACATGTTAGAAAACGAGGAGTCGCCTCAACAGGCATTCGCTCGTGCATCAGTTGCATATTGTGAGGGTGACTATGACTTCGCTCAACGTATTTATGATTATGCTAGTAAGCGTTGGTTTATGTTCGCTAGCCCTGTCCTTTCAAACGCACCGCTTGAGGGAGATGAGCCAAAGGGATTGCCGATCTCTTGCTTTCTTACTTATGTTGGTGACAATCTTGAGTCTCTCATCAGCCATAACTCTGAAGTTGCTTGGCTATCAGTAAAGGGTGGAGGTGTCGGTGGTCATTGGGCGGATGTACGTCCTGTAAGCGACAAAGCACCTGGCGTAATCCCATTCATGAAAGTTGTGGACAGTCAGATGACTGCCTACAAACAAGGTAAGACTCGCAAGGGTTCTTACGCCGCGTACCTCGACGTATCGCATCCAGAGATCGTGGAGTTCATTAACTTTAAAGTGCCTACTGGAGGCGATGCAAACAGGAAATGTTTCAACCTGTTCAATGCAGTCAATATTACTGACGATTTTATGGAGGCAGTAAAAAATGGAACAGAATGGCAACTTAGATGCCCACATACAGGAAATGTCCGATCTTCAATCAAAGCTCAAGAGTTGTGGGGAAGAATACTTGAAGCTCGCTTCAGAACTGGTACGCCATACCTCAATTTTATCGACACAGCCCGACGGGGGCTACCAGATTCTCAAAGAGCACTTGGACTCACAATTAATGGGAGTAACCTATGCAATGAAATCCATCTCGCTACATCTAAAGAACGCACAGCAGTTTGCTGCCTATCCTCAGTCAACCTTGAAAAGTGGGACGAGTGGAGAGACACAAGAATGGTTCAGGACTTGGTCCGACTATTGGACAACGTACTTAAATTCTTTATCCGCTATGCTCCAGAAGAGCTAGAAAAAGCTAAATTTAGTGCGTATATGGAACGCTCCATTGGTCTTGGCGCAATGGGCTTTCATGGATATCTCCAGAGCAAAGGAATTGCTTGGGAATCCCAAAATGCAATCAGAGAAAACTATCGTATGTTCAAAAGGATTAAAGAACAAGCGGTAGAATCTACTGAGCAATTAGCCAAGGAAAGAGGAGAAGCACCTGATATGGCAGGTACCGGGCGAAGGAATGCCCATCTTCTTGCCATCGCTCCTAATGCGAACAGTTCAATTATTTGTGGCTGTAGTGCCAGCATTGAACCTATTAAATCAAATGCATACACGCATCGCACACGGGCAGGTGCTCATCTCATAAAAAACAAAGAGTTAGAGTGTATACTTGAAAAGTATGGAGAAAACACTGATGCGACTTGGAAAACGATCATTGCGAGCCAAGGCTCTGTCCAGCATTTGGACTTCCTTACGCGTGAAGAAAAGAATGTTTTCAAAACAGCCTTTGAATTGGATCAGGCGTGGGTCGTCGAACACGCGGCCAAAAGGCAGGAGTTCATTTGTCAAGGGCAGTCAGTAAACTTATTCTTTCCTGCGGGAACTGACTTTTTAGATGTACACGCTGTACACGTGAAAGCTTGGAAAGATAAGCTCAAGGGTTTGTACTATCTACGTACTAGTGCCGGTGTAACAGCAGATAAAGTTGGAACATCTATTGAACGAGATGCGCTGAAAGATTATGAAGGTAATGACAAGGAAGAGGGATAACACTCCCGATTTTAATTTAACTCTAGGAATATATTCCCATGATTATTAATGGTGTGCATATGAATGATGAAGGTAAACCAGTTGATAGGTTTGATCTTGAGCAAAAGATACTGAAAGTATGGCACACTGTAGACGATCTGAGAACGCTTGTAGCGCGTCTAGAGCACATGAACGAAGATCAGGTATTCTCAGCTATATATGGATTACAAATCTTCGCTGACATGCGCTGTCAAAGCCTCTGGGACACCTATGAAAACTGTTTAAGTAATGAGAGATTGAAAAGTGGCAACAAACGTCCAACAGAAATTGCTGAAGCTTTGGATGAAGCTATTGAAAGCTTCGGTCAAGAGAAACTCTAAAAAGATAGCCAAGATTGAAAGTAGACTAATTGAGCTAGAGCTTCAAAAGAAAAATGAAAGCGATCTTCATCAGTGACATTCACTTAGGCACTAAGCAGTGCAAGGCAAAGAAACTACTTACATTTTTAAATGATAATGAAATTAAATATGATTATCTGTTTCTTGTGGGGGATATCATAGATGGTTGGGCCTTGCGTCGCAGACACTACTGGCCTAAGAGTCACACAGAGGTGTTGAGACGCATTTTAAAGCTCTCAGAGCGATGCAAAGTTATCTACTTACCCGGTAACCACGATGAGTTTGTTAGGCCATTCCTGAAGCATGATATGCAGTTAGGTAATGTAGACATTGTGGACAGCTACGTGTACAAGAATGTGTACATTTGTCATGGTGACCGTTTTGATCTGACAATGAAGATACCTAGACAGGTAATTAATTTCTTTGCTCACTTATCTGATGGTGGCAGTTTTACAAATAAAATGTACAAGTTGTTGGGTACACAGAAGGTGATTACAAAGTGGGCTAAAAGCAAGAACTACGATTCAGTATTGACTGGTCACACACATTCACCTAAAATTGTGGATGGGTACATGAACTGTGGTGATTGGTGTGAGAACTGCACATACATCACACACGATGACGATAATGGATGGGATCTACATAAGTATGAGCACTGACTTCGACGAAGAATTTAATCTTGTAAAAGCGTTGCGTGATTCGCAAGCTCTTGAAATGGTTGAAGAAACTGATAATGGGTGGCAAACTAAAGTAGTTGCGGATTCACTAGCGCAGAAGGCCGCAGATCGCATTTGTGAATTAGAACAACAGGTTACGGATTTAATTAAACAAGTAAATGATCTTCGCAATCAAAAACAGGTTGACTGATTTTCCCTCGTGAGTATAACTACTCATTCTGGCCACCTTCGGGTGGCTTTTTTTACTAACAAAAAACCTTTAACAACTGGAGTAAATCACGAATGTCACTTCTTGATGAATCAAAAACGTACAAACCTTTTCAGTATCCGTGGGCTGTAGACTACGCAGTTAAGTCCGAAAAGGCGCATTGGGGTGAATGGGAAGCAAAGCTACAGGATGATGTAGCTCAATGGAATAATGGGAAGTTGAGTAATGTCGAAAGAAACCATATTACACAGATCCTTAGACTCTTTACGCAGTCGGATGTGCAAGTTGGAACAAACTACCTGGAGTCTTACATACCTAAATTTAAGAATAACGAAATTCGGGCTATGCTTACTAGTTTTGCTAATCGTGAATTTGTTCATCAGCGTTCTTACGCTTTACTTAATGACACACTAGGTCTGCCCGAAGAAGAGTTTTCAGCATTTTTAGAGTACCAAGAGATGTCTGACAAGATTGAGTTTATGGCAGATGTTGATGTGAACAGTAAGGGTGGATTAGCCAAGGCTGTCGCACGTTCTGTGATCAACGAAGGTATGAGTTTATTTAGTGCATTCGTAATGCTTTTAAATTATCAAAGATATGGTAAAATGAAAGGCATGTGTGAAATAGTTGAATGGAGTATTCGTGATGAAACAATGCATTGTGAAGGTATGGTCAAACTATTTAGAACGCTTTGTGAAGAACATCCGCGAATCGTTAACGACCATCTTAAATCAGATATCTATCAAATGGTACGCGATGCAGTTGAACTTGAAGATAAAGTTATTGACTTGGCGTACGCAATGGGCGACGTGGAAGGCTTATCGTCGGATGATGTCAAAAACTATATTCGCTACGTCGCTGATCGCAGACTTATCCAAATGGGCCTCAAGGGTAATTACAAGATTAAAGAAAACCCTTTACCGTGGTTAGAGTGGATTGTGTCTGGGGATTCACACAAGAATTTTTTTGAGGGAGTTGTAACGGATTACAACGCAGCAGGTATGTCAGGAAGCTGGTCGCTTGATATTTCAAACTTGTCCAGTTCGTTTGATACAGACGAATGTCTAGCTTGCCAGGGTTGACAAATAAAAAAACTTAAATATAACTCATGATTTAGGAGAAGCTACAGTATAAGTAGCTTTCCCACCGCTGTTTACCCTCACCCAAACAGCAAACACAGCCCCGTGCAATGCGGGGCTTTTTATTATCTGCGGGACATTAATCCGCCTTGATTAAAAACGCGCACTTTCCCATCCTCCGATTTAATCTTCAATTTCTTGAGGTCACTAAGCTCTGATCTAGCTCCTTTTGCTAAAACAAGTGGCCCTACCTGCAGTACTTGATCAGCGCGAGTGACTGGCTTGCCTGTAGCTTTGTCATAGAAGAATGAGTGTCTAAATGGGTTCATACCTACTTGTGTCCATTCGGGATTATCCATCAGATCGTATACTTGCTGATATACCTCTTCAGGATTTTTATTTATGTAATCCCCGTGAATACGTGCAATAGTAGCTTTTGGTTTCTTTGTTGCTATGTTCAGAGCACCCTGCCCTTCAGTGAAGAACTCTACATTGTCTAGCACAGCAGTTTGACCATAACCAACAGCTTTACCATTTCTTACTGTTCCATCGTGCAAGGACACAACCCACGTATCGTAATTATCATACGCAGGAATATCTAATCTAGAACCTATACGAGTGCCATCTGGTATATCTAGGTTTAATCCAACAATACCCTTTTCAGATTTGTCCTTAGTCAATGCGCCGACAATCTGTGTTAATGTCGGCATTTCTGGGAAGTTTTCACGGGTAATAGGGCGCATGGGCATTTCCGCCTTAGCAACTTTTCTGTACTCTTTACCTGTTATCTTTCCCTCTTTTAAATCTTGTGCCGCTTGTTGCACTATTGGAGTTCGCTTTTGTCTCTGGCTTTCCGGTAATCTGTTGGCATCTTTCCATGCTTGAATCGCATCTTCATTACCCAACATGCTTCTTGCTTCGTCTGCATCATCTAATATTTTTCTAGCTACAATACCTCTGCCCACAGATTTAGGTGTATCAAATCTTTCTGGGTTAGACACTGGATACAGATACTTTTTGCCACCTGGCTTGATATCAAAATCAGTTCCTGCAGGCACTAGATGCTGATCTTGCAACTCACGAAACATCTTTTCATCAACTTCAATAGGCTCGCCTATCTCCACTGATCCAATCGCTTTTGCTTCGCCATCACCAGTTTTAGCAATCCCTATGCGCTGTCCCACGTAAGGTCGCAGGCTGTCTGTATCACGAGTCTCAAACTTTTTATCACCGCTCATGATTAACTCAGCGTAATCAACATCTGCCTTTTTGTCTTTGCGAACATTAATTGCTTTGGTGATTGCTTTCTTTGCAATACGCCCCGGTATTCCTATGATTGGTAATGCTCCGATAGCACCTAGTGCCGCCATGCCGTAGTCACCTTTCTCAAAGTCTTCTACAGCGGCTTGTGCTGAACGTATCTCACCAGTTACAGGTGCAATGTCAAGACCTAAGCCTACCATTTGACGGGTAGTTTCATCTTCTATTTGTTCTTCAGGTTTGAGTATTGACTCTACAACACCACCATCACTGAACGATTGGATTAAACCACCTTCTGCTTTAAAGAAACTTCTGCGTACTTCAGCGGCATCTTTTAAATATAATGGGTAATTCGGATCTTCAGTTGGAACCGGACCTAACCTATTTTCTGATTCAACAGCTTGTCGCACATATTTTGGGAGGCTTTCGTATTGCCAGCGAAGATGATCTTCAAGTGTTACGCCTTCAACTAATCCCTTCTTTATCTGCGCCCCAATGGCGTTGTCTAAATTTTCTTTCTGACGTACATCCGCCATAATATTTTTTGCTTCACGTATGAATGCAACACGTTTTTCTTCATCAGACTTATTTTTGTAACGCTCACTACGAATAATTTTTTCCATTCGTATAGGGAGTAACTGAGAAAGACGTTTACGTATGTACCTGTCCGCAGGAGGGAATGGGTGTGGCCTATATATTTCATAGCCATCTAATTGCAATCTTTTACGTTCTTCAATAAATTCATTAGCTTGTGACGTAATATTAAGACCCGTAACCATTGTTCTTATTGGATCTACTTTACGAAGAGGCTCCTCAGTAAACACGTCATAGCGAGGTTCTGGTCTATCAATATTCCAGAATGGGAACATATGTTTGGCTGTAACGTCTGGGACGTAAGGCATGTCAGATTTTAAAAACTCTTCCGATACTGTAGGGAACCAATCTGCCAACGGACCAAGATTACGCCTTGCACGAATAGCCGCTATTTCAAGATAGTCTAGACCTTGTTTGGTTTCCGGTATTAATCTGAGTTCTTCATCTGTCAGACTGTAAAAGTCTCTAGCTAAAGCAATCGGCCACTGATATGTGTAGGTAGCGGCGTAGTCACCTAATATTCTCCCAAGGACTTCTTGCCCTTTTATTGTTGGCATTTCGCCATCAAAGGATGCAAAGAATTCAGGTAATGCTCTATCCACCACAAACAATCCTGTGCCTGCACGGAAAGAAGAGCCAACTGCAGTTTGCATAATTTCTTTAGACATCCCGCCTAAAGATTTTTGTGGCTTTTCTACTCCATCAATCAAACCTGAACGATACAATTGATCTGCTATATAAAGTTGCAAGTTCAGTGGACCTAAGAATGGACGCAGATCTACTAGATCGCCGTTTTCTTTTCTGTATTCGTACCATTCGGTTTCTGGACCAATAGCATCTCGCATAGCGTACGCCATGCCCATTAAGCCAAGACCTGTTGCTTGCTTAGACGCTCTCTTGTAAAAATTGTAATTACTCAAACCCTCACGAGATATGTCTACAGGGATCATACCAAGTACGGGAGCATGGTCGTACATGAATTTTATTTGGTTGATTACAAACCTTGGGAAAGGTATTAACGCACCAAGAAAAAATCCTGCACGTTTATCAGCCTCTAAGTACCCACGAGCGGCTTTAGAAAATAGATCATTTCCTTTAGGTGTTTGTTGATATACCATTTCAAATGATTTTTCAACAGCCTCTTCTACAGCCTCTTTGCCTATCTTTTTAAACTCACCGTCCCTGATCACATCAGTCAGATTTTTACCCATTCTTGTTCGGGTAATGCGACTTAATTCTCCAGCAAATATGGCTTTCTTGTAGAAGTTATCTGACATCCTATTGAAGTAGTTAAAAAATCCACCAAGTCTATCCCACCCGTTGCCGACAGCCGCATTGTTAGATGCTTGCGCCGCATCAATAAACCCAGAAAATAAGTTGTTATAGCCCTTCTTATCTAGGTCTTTGTACAGATCAGCAACCATCTTGGCTTCTTCGTCGTTCCAGATATACTTTAATGTATCCAAAGACCCAATTACGGTTGGACTTTCAATTGTGTTTCTGCCTAAACTTTTTGCTACAGCATTGTGCATTCCAATAGTTACACCTTGGATTAGCTCTTCAAATGCATCAACTGTAATTCTTGCTCCGCCACCTACAAAGTTACGAATTGTAGTAACTGGCTGAGACGTTAAGATAGAGCGTCGAACGCGTTCTACTTTATTGGGTATATTAAATAGTTGCTGTAATAGAGAGTCTCCATCTTCAGGCTGAACGCCTTTCTTTTTGGTCTTCTGCGCATTTAGTGCTTTTACGTATGCATCCCAACTTTTTCCTGCCTTACTTTGGAACCCTAGTATACGAGCGGAATCAGAAACTGTTCCTGCGTAGGCCGCACTAAATTCGTCGAATGACAAATTGTACTTTTCAAGTATTGGTTCCATTACCTCTGGAGCAAGTTCTTTGCGTGACATCGCTCTAGCAATTGCTTCTGTTATTCTTTGCCCCGGCTCAACTTTAAGACCACCCTTTTCTGCCATTTCTTTAGCAGACACAGCAATTTTTTGTATGGTTTCTTTATCAATTATTTTTGCGAAGCCTTCATCGACCATTTGTTGCGCAGACAAAACGTCTTGACCTTCCATTACTAGTTCTGGATCAATTGGTCTTAATGTCCCGCGATCAACAAGCACTCCTTCTTCAAGCCCTTCGTCTTTTAATTCATTGATTACTTTGTCAACGCCAGACTTGTCTTTTGAAACCGCTTCTTTAACACTTTCGGATGCTCTTGCTTCAGCTTCTGCTACCGCTTCTGCAGACTCTCGCTCTAACCTTTCTGCTTTTATAGCTAAACTATTGCGTTTTCTCTGCCCAAGAAAACCAGTTACAGCACCTGGAATTGCTGACAATCCTGCAGTTACTGCTAGTTCAGTACCACTAAATTCACGCTCTGGATCAAGCTCCATGCGGGTTGCTTGTTGCCCTACGTTTTGACCTGCGCCTATAGCACCCTCTACTGAAGCACCTACTAATGCTCCAGACAGTGCCCGTCTGACAAGTGCTTGGGTAGCCTTTTGCCCAGCAATAGATGCTACTTTTGCACTACCGCCTGTAGCCGCGCCTATATACGTAGACGGAGCAGTAGCAATGCCCCAACCGTAGTCTGCAACTTTTTGTAAAAACTCGTCGCTGAAATCAGTATCCATGCGATCAAATGTTTCAAACAAACGAGCCATTTCTTTTTTGTCTTCTTCGCCTGCTTCTTGGGCGTACATTAAATCAGAGATAGTATCTAGCTCATTGACTTCGTGATATCGCATGCGCTCCATGAATGCATCATAGATTTCGTTAGGATCATCCAAGTCCTGACCCGTACGTTTAAAAACATAATTAGATGCATCAGACAAAAAGTCGTCATCACTAATTAAGTTCTCACGAGTTAACTCATTATCCAATGCAGTTTCGTATGACTTCATTTAATTGCCTGTTGTGCGTGAGATGTAGCAACGCTTGTACTAACCCCCAGTTGCTCCAATAATGTAATCAATGCCTTTCGTCTACTAAACTTAGCCATTCCAGCAAAAGAACTGTTAGATGGTGGATTTACAATTGTTTGATATTGTGTACTTGAAAGTATGTCTTGGGACACGGAACCCGCTCCAGCTTGTGCTGACTGGGTCTGTGCAGATTGAGTTTGAGGTTGTTGCGCATTAGCGTTATTTGATTGAGCAGTGTTTCCGCTGTCAGGGTACATGGTAAAGTATTGCTCAAGATTTGACGGCAAAGTATAAAACTTTTGAAGATCTTCTGAACTAATTTCTCCTGTTTCATTTTTACCCAACATAAAGTTTCTTGTTAAGTCAAGAATATCTGTTTGAGTGTACGCCAAATCTTTATCTTCTGCGTCCCTTCTTTGTTTTTCTACCAGATCCATAATTAAGTTTGCATGTCCCTGAATGACATTCAAAGCAGCACTATTTTCATCACTGTATATAGGATCATTATTGTTATCAAATTGTATAGCTGAAGCCGCTGGAGAACCTGCGGATAATGTTCGCACTACGTCTTTCCTTAGTCCACGCGTTGCAGATGGAGTAAAGTCTTGAGCACGCTCTTTTAAGTCATATAAATTTGTTAGATCTGCTTTTGGAACAACAGTAGTAGGCACTTTCTGTTCACCGATATAGGTTTCGGAAATACGGGAAATACGATCGGGAGCTTCAGGAGATATTTGACGACCAAACACACCTGTTTTAACTTTAGCAAACTCAGACATATCCAAACGAGGTGGGGCAGTTACTACTGAAGGAACACCACCAGACCTGATAAAATCAAATGCTGATATATCTTTGCCACCCATCGACTTGAGTTGATCTTCTGTATATGTGATTAGATCTGCAGTTGTTTTAAATCCTTTTCTAGCTGCAGTAGATTCTGCTTTCTGTATAAAGTTTAGTGCTTCGCCTTTACCTTCCTGCAAAACCATTTTTACTTTTACGTGGTCATTACCAAGCATTGGCAAAAGTCTGCGAGCAAGTTCATCATACTCTTTTATCTCACCATCTTTTTTTGTCTTATAGTCTTTAGCTTGCTCACGAAAATCTTCAATAGCTTCTTCAATAAGCTCTCTACCAATCTTTGCAGATTCTTCTTCAATCTTCTGTGCTTGCGTAGCAAATCCTGCTAAGAACGATTTGAAATCCAATGCTGGCATTACATATCACTCCTACGAGCCATTAGTCCACGAGGTTGTTCTTCAGTAGGCACTTCTTCTGATGCCTCTACCATTTCTTCCATGGGCAACTCTTCTTGTTGCATAGGATCTGCAGTCTCCTCGCTTTCCTGCAAGTTACTCATAACACGGTTAATAATTTCAGTCTTTGTTCCTGGCATGTCAGAGTTTGGCTCATTACCAACCACATATTCAATGCCTGCGGAATCAGCTAATGTGATCATCATTTCAATCAATACTGGGGCTACAAGAAGACCTACATCTAATGAGTGCCTTCCTTCCATAGTGTTTGCAGTAATTAAAAGATCTGCTAGCGACGTAAGAGGAATTTTATTTTCTGCCTGCTCAAGCATCATCCGTACAGTTGTATCATCTTGAAACATTGGAGCGTACATGGCGACTGCTTCATCTACAGTTGAAAACTGATATGGCCTACGCCAAGGACGAGATTTAGGTTCTGCAGTCAAAGACATTCCCGCGACAGGAGCATCTAGAAAGTTTTCTGGTTTGACTTCCATTATGCTCTACCCCCAATCTTACGAATTTCATGCACTAGATTTCTAACCTTTTCAACTTCTAATGCTTTTGTGTTTTTTGTCTGCATTGGTGTGCGACGAGCTAGTAGCCCACTTAGTTGTGTACCTTTATTACTTTCGCCAGACTCACTTAACCGGCGATCAGCATTTGTAAAATTAGTATATAGCTTCGCTATTCTGTCTGACATGTTTCACCTATATATTTAAAAGCCCACCAAAGCTTGCAGTGCTTCCTGGAACACCAAATAATGCAGTAGCCGCAAACGATCCTAGTGCAGAGCTAGAAGCGGCATCTCGTGTAGCATCTGCGGCCGCCATGCTTGAATCAGCAAGAATACGCTGTTGCGCAAGTTTATTGATACGATCTAATTCGTTCTGACCACCCTGCCACGCATACTCCATTTCATCTTCATATGCTTGCCATAGGTTAGCGTACGCCTGCTCACTAACACCTAATACAGCTTGTGCATTAAATGCATTTGCTTCGTTGATAGCCGCAGTGTTTGCTGTAGCAATCTCTCTGCGCCATTGAGCATTTGATTGTGCAATCACTAGTTGATTCTGCGCATTAAACTGATCACGCTGATTTTGTAGCTCTGAGTTAAACTTACGAACTGCAGTTGTCTGTTCTAAGTTAAACTGCTCCATTGCATTTGATTGTGTTGCGTTGAACTGAGATACTTGAGTTGACAGATTGGCAAAGAATTGGTCAACCTGATTTTGTGATGATGCATTAAACTGACGAGCGGCATTTGTCGCTGATTGATCAGATAATAGTGCTTGCACCTTTGATTGCGCGTCAAACATAACAGCCTGCTGATCATTAGATAAGTTAGCCATGTCCATTTGCAAGAAAGACTGAGCATTTTGTACAGCGGCCTGTTGGCGATTGTTTAGGTTAGTAGTTTCTAACTGTGCAATCTGAGCGATGTTGGCCATCTGTACAGCCTGACGATTAGTCAAATTATTCAGATCAACTGTCTGTGCTAGTTGTGCATTCTCAAGAGCAATCTGTTGTTCTGCATTGAAGTTGATATTCGCGATATCGGCAACACGAGCGGCATTAGTAACACGCGCTTGGAATGCCTGATCAAATTCTTGTCCAATAAACTGAGCACGTTGTTGAGCAGATAAAATAGCACGTTGTTGTCTGTTAGATAAGTTCTGCGCCTCAAACTGAGCTTGCGTCTGAGCGTCTGCTTGAGCAATTGGTAGTGCAGACTCCATAGCCGCTTGAATAATTGCTTGTCCAGCCAAAGAAGAAGCACCAAGGCCACGTTGAGCCATGATCGCTGTTGCATTACGCATTGCTCCAGCGGCCCACGCAGGTGTAGCACCATCTTCAAACTGAGCCATCAAGTTTGCTAACTGGCCTTGTACAGTAGCTTCTTGACTAGGTTGTGCTGTAGCCGCTTGAACTTGTTCCGCAAACTGCGCCGCTACTTGTGCATTTGCCGGTGCTGATACCAACTCTTCAGCAGACAATGTGCGAGCATCTGGTGCTTCAACACGTACTGCCTGATCAAGCTGTGCGGCTTGCTGTGTTGCAACATCTGTCGATGTAGGCACTTGAGTCTGAGCTACTGCAGGTGCAGATACAGATCCAATAGCAGGGGCAGTTGCAGGTATTTGACCAGATGCCAACATAGCCTGATACTGTTGTGCATTAGGAGTAAAAGGAGCTTGCGCTTGAGCAGTTGTAGCAGTTGTAGGTTCAGCAACAGTGGGTGCAGTACCTAACTGAGTACCGGCAGGTGAAATAGCTTGTTGCGTACCAAACTCAATGCCTTGTGCCAGTGCTTGGCCACCTGCAGGCAATCCTGGTTGAAACATTTGAGTAGCACTATACTCAGGAATAGTTGGGTACTGAGTTTGCATAACAATATTACCAGCATCATCAGTAACTGGGTTACCTTCTGAGTCTAATACTTGTTCTTGAATTGGTTGTCCAGAAGTATCCAACTTGGGAGCAAAGGGCTGCATTACAGGCACAGCCTGACCTACTGTCGGTGCACCTACACCTTCAGATGTCTGTGTAATACCCCCTTCCTGCATTTTAACTACAGAACCGCCGCGAGCCATGTTAAGCATTTTAGCTTTATTTTCTAGACCAGTGTACGCACGTTGAGCACCCGGATTACTAGCCAAGAACTCATTAAATTTATACATCGGTCCTTGATAGCCAAGCTTCTCAGCGATGCGATTCATCTGACCTTCGTTAAACATTTTAAATTAGCTCCATAGCCTTGGCGCGTGTTTCATCAATTCTGCGTTCCCATCCTTTACCGAATGTTTTATAGATAGATAAACCACGAATAAATTCTTGGCGAATACGAGTGACCTCATTCACTACGTACTCTTCTCCTTTCTCT